CTGCGTTGTTTTGAATCACCCAAGTTTTACTGACTGTGTTGGGTGCGAGAGTAACTGTATTGGTTGCGGTGATTGATCCTGTCAGCGTTAAAGCAAACGCTCTGCCTTCTGAGTCAGTTTCTGTTCCATCGGGAATAGTAATTGTATGAGAGGTTCCAGTAATTCCGTATGAAGCACTGCCCCAAGCATCCGCAATAAGCGTTAGATTCGTGTTGGTACTTGTCCCCCACGTCCCACTTTCATCGCCCGTAGCGATTTCTTTAAGTCTTAAATTATTTACATAAGTTGCCATATTGTTTCCTCATAATAAATTAAGCTGCCTCATCTTTCCAGTTTGGCGACTGTGATGGGCTAACATTTGAATAAGATGGTGACTGACTTGCGCCAGCATCTACCCAATTTGGTGTTTGATCAGGAGCAACTGGACTCCAAACCAATAATCCTCCTAATTTGCTTGTGCCTACAACTCCTGTAATTGAAGCACTTATACTAATACGAGCTGTTAATTCTCCAATTTGACCTGTACTAGCACTTTGCGTAACAGAAATAACATTATCACTAACAGTGCTGATTGTGCCTAACGCACTTGTAGCAGCTATTCCTGTAGGATAAACATTTGCGTCACAGGTAACTGTTTCATCGCCTTGCGATATTGTTGAAGCAGCACCGCTAACACCTACAATTGCTACACCATTTGCAACAACGGTGCCTATTGCACCAGTAGCAGCTACTCCTGTTTCACTGACATTTGCATCGGCACTAACAGTTTCAGTACCTAAAGCACTTGTACCAGCTACTCCAGTTACAGAAAGATTAGCTACACCTGTGACAGTTAAACTATTTACTGCTCCTGTACCAGCTACTCCTGTTTCGCTTACATTCGCACCAGCAGATATACTTAATGATCCTAGTGCGCTTGTTCCAGCTACTCCTGTTTCTGTAACATTTGCAACACCTGTTACAGTTAGACTGCCGATACCACCTGTAGCTGCAACGCCTGTCTCTGCAACATTAGCATCACAACTAACGGTCTCTGTTCCTAATGCAGTAGTTCCTGCAACGCCTGTTACATTAACTGTAACACTAACAATTGCAGGTTCACCCCACGGACCAGAACCCCATGTGGATCGACCCCAACCAGACATGAGGTGCTTACGCTATTCTAATAACAGCGTTACTTGCGTCTGCGGTTGGGAAAGATATTGTAAAACTACCTGCTGTACTTGTTTTGTCTCCACCAAAATCAAAAACGGCAACTGCTGGATCGCCAGTAGCTGTATCATTATAAATCATACAGCCTCTCGCAGTGATAGTAGCCGTTCCAAAAGTCAAATCAGCAAAATCAGTAAACGCAGTTGTTCCTGATGTTGTAGGGTTGACGTTTGTTAAAGCTGCTCCACCCGCAGTATAGTTTGTTCCTGATGCTTCTTGTCCTGTACTATAGGCTGTAGTAGCAGCACTCATAGTCGCAGAGCTAGTATATAAAGCAAGCTTAAAGGTATTACCTCCAGTCGCTTTAAAATTGTGCGTTCCTTCCATAAGTTCTTTTTTAAAAGAAGTACACATCGCTTGTGTTATAGCCATTATAGCCTCCGAATAATTTCAGCTAAATCTTTATGACCTTGCTGTTCTAATTGATTCCCTATAGTACACATATGGTTTTTAATCGCCTCATGCATATAATAAGCAATGATTTTGTAGCACACATTTTTAAAAGCGTGTGCCTGTGCTTTAATTTGCGGTGGTGCTGTATCACTTACCGAAATAATTTTATCAGTCGCCATTTCAGCAACTTCTTCTGGAGTATGACCTCTATTTTCAGTTGTCTTAACTCCTAAATTTCCTATAGATATTTTAAAAGAATCTGTTTCCATTAGTATTTTTTTGGTTCTGGTGGCGTTAAATTTATATCATTTCTATCTATTTTCCCAACTGGTTTACTATTTTCTTGAATTTCTATTTCTGAAAACTTACAAACCTTAATACCAGCACCATTTTGATAGGTAACTTTAGGATTGTCTAATCTATGATAACCATAAAGTTTATCTTTAAAACCTATATCTGTATCTAGTAATGATGATCTTGGTGCTATTGAAACATCTATACCAGCATCAATGCATTTAGATAACCAAAACTCAACACATCCTCTTCCAGCTTCTGCAAAATGCATATTGCTTTTATAAGTAAAATCAACGCCAAAAACAGCAATGCTTTTAACATTAGCCCATAATGCATAAGCAATGGCATAAGCAATTGTATTGTTAAAATAAGAACAACCTAGCTTTCCTACAACCTCTTCTAATGGATATTCTTCAACAGCAGGCACTCTTTCATCTAGCTCACAAGAATAAATTGGATAATAAGCAGTTGGCAATACCAATCTCATCATCTTTGTCATAGACCCTGCATCTTCTGAATCCAAAAAACGACTCATAGGGTCTAATATAAAAGCCCTGTCTATGCGAGGCAAAACACCTATCATGGCATTAACTGCCCATACCTCATCAAACGATACACTATGAACCTGTGATAAATGAAAATCTATCTGGCTTTGTCCCATTGCTACAATTGCAATGTTTTTATCTTCCATTTTTTTAGAAGATTTAAAGCTGTCCTGCTCTGTAGGCATCGTTTCTGTCTCTGCCTTCTCCCAATACTTTAAGTCTGCCTAATGCAGATTCATATCTTGTGTTATAAACAGACATCATATCCTGTTCGCCTTTCATATATACATAGCCCTCTAGCAAACAAGCATATAGCAATGCTGAAGGAGCATTTGTTGATAGCCATGTTGTGCCACTATCTGAGCCAGCAGTTATTGATGCTGGTCTATAAAAATAATGTAATTCAACATTGTAAGCAGAATCTGGTGTTGGAGCTACAATAAAATAATCATTATCAAATATAGCGTAATATTCAGGCTCTCCTGTTGTTGATGCATTCGGATATAGCTCTCTAATCCAATTAACATCTTTATTTATTAAAAAAGTTTGATTACTGCTATTTGTAAAAGACAAAGAATAGGGTGCTAAAAAATCAGTAGGTATGCCTAAATACTGATTGCTTGAAGATAAAGACCCCACCTGATTTTTTCTAAAAACAGGTAACTGAACATTCTCAAGAATACGATCTTCTGCTTGTTTAATAATATCTGGAAGATATGTAGTAAAAGAAGTCTCACTATTCTGAAGATAATTCTGTATTAAGTTTTTTAATTCACCATAAGTCATTGTTTTTTATAACTTTCCACCACCAAATTTTCTTTTAACTTGGTCGTTATAGTTTTCAATTTCTGAATCAGACTTTTGTTTAGCAATGTTAAAATTTCCTTTTGCAGCTCTTTTCTTTGCAGCCATTTCTGCATTAGTACCACCTTCTTTCATAGCCCTTCTTGCTTTTTCATTATATTTTTTAAATGCCTTAGAAGCATCTTTTTTTCTTTTTGTTAATACTTCATTTGCACTTCTTTTCTGAGAAGATTTTTGATCTTTTCTAAAGTTTTCTACCATCTTTTTTTGATCTTTTTTAGAAGAAAATTTATATTTTTCACTATTTTTTAGTGCTTTTAGTTTTTTATCAGACATTTTTTATCCTCTAGCTTGTTGTTACTTTAAGTGTTCCTACCTTTCCATGCATATCAAGACCAACTGTTCTTGATCCAACAGAGGTAACGCCACCACCAATAGGATCAAACGCATACAAACGCCTACTGGCTTCTTGTGCTTTATCAGGTCTTGGGTTCTCCAAAGCAATTGGATCATCAACTGGCGTTCTGCCTAGTTGATACTGAGGTTGATCTTGATCAAAACACTCATGACAAACCAAGAATCCACTCAGTCTTGTGTCAACTACTTCATCTTTTAAATCTTTTAAGTCGTAACGAAAACCGCAACGATCACAAAATCCAAAAGCATACTTACCTTGTGCAAACTGTGTCATTAGTTATTGTAAGATGTCCACGGCACAAAACGAAAATTCGCTTTAACCCTATCTTCCTCCGAAGCTAATTGCCATTGTTCTTCATATTCTTGTTTTAATATAGGCAATCGGTCTGATACTTCTGGTCTTTTCATAGCTATGTAATAAGCCAATCCAGAAACTAAACAAGGTAAAAATCTTTTAGGAACATCCATATTATTGCTACCGGGTGTTCCGCTATCATAAATTTGTCTTATCCGATAATAAGAAACAGTATATGTTTGAGTATCATCAGGCACGGGCCAAAGTGTATATTGTGGCGTTGTTGTAAGTCTTTGAATCCATATCTGTGTAGGCTGACCTGACTGTAATTTATTAGGTATATCAGCATATTGACTAGGTGATATTCTAGTTAGTTGATAATCAGTTTGACTAGAACTGTCTCCAGAATTTAACCTAAGATGAGTTTCCATCAAATCAATCGTATCGTCAGGCAATGTATAGGTTGCTGTATCGGCAGTTAATGTTTGTGTTCCATTTTCAATTGTCCACAAATTAATTCCACGATTTTGCCACTCAAGCATCATCATATCAATACTACGTCTAGCAGTACGATAGTCATAGCCAGTACGAGCTTCTAATCCCGCTCGTTCATAGGCTTCTTCAACAATCTCACCTATATTGAGATTGAAAGCATTAGTGGTCGCAATTGCCATTTACAGCTTTCCACCACCAAATTTTCTTTTAACTTGGTCGTTATAGTTTTCAACTTTAATATCTTCTCCACCCATATACCTAATCATTTTTCCTTCAGCATATTTTACTTTTTTGCTTTTTTTAGGTTTATCAGATTTTGAATCGTAGTAATTAGGCATATAGCCTCCCTTATTTTTTCTTTTTGATTTAGATAATGCTATAGCAACAGCTTGTTTCTGGGGATACCCCTCTCGTTTTAACTTAGAGATATTCCCAGAAATAACTTTTTTAGAGCCGCCACTCTTCAGTGGCATTACTTTTTAGCTTTTTTCTTAGCAGGTTTTTTTGCAGGAGCAAGAGCTTTCATAGCAGCTTGAGCTTCTTTTTTAGTCATTAGACTGCCATCAACGATAACTTCTTCGCCGTCAATGATTTCTGCAACTTGAAAAATTGGCTCTCCACTTGGAACTCTTTCTCCATTTTGAACTACTTTATATTTTGCCATAACAATTCCTAGCTTGGATTAGTGTAATGTTTAATCACAGTCATAACGATAGTATAAACATCGCCACTACTATGACCAACTGTTGTAAACTTAACATCGCCTGTAGAGCCAGTTCCTGCATTATCAGGAATACCGCTAAAATTAGAAAAATCAAATTCATCAGACCAATCAGCAGGAAGCTGAATAGCTAATACATCGGTATCAGCGTCAAATAATATTTTGACACCCATACCGATATTGCTGAAATAGATTTTCT